AAAATGGTTGTTGTCCTGTTGCTAATAAACTAGCAGAAAAAGGGTCTGTTATAGTGTCAAGATTAATAACACCAACTGTATTTTGTTGTAATTCTTGAGCTATTCTCTCATCAAACGCAAATTTTAATTGTGTTGCACCAATTTTCGCTAAAAAGCTATCAGACGATAACGGTCCGTTTGAGCCAACTGGGTCGTTCTGAAAGACAATGTTAAATGTTGGGTATGATGAATAACTATAATATCCTGGATCCCAATATGGTTGGTAGATATTACCCGCATTTTGTATATCGGTAATAACAACCAAATCTTTATAACCACCACTTGGTCCCCACTTATTTGTCACATAAGCAGATTCAATAAAGAATTCGTTTACAATATCTAAAACCGTATCATTTGGATCGTAAGGTCCTTGATTTGTTCCTTCAGGATTGTTTGTTGACGCAACAGAATTTATTCCAATAGGGTTACTAAAACCACCTTCAGGACCATATTCATTAAGAGGATATAAGTCTTGAGCAAATAAATTTGTAGATACGTAATTATTTGGTGAATCAATAACATTATTGACTGAAAGCACAACTTCATAATCAACAGGATCACCTGGTGATGTGTATGTTCCAGGAACATTATATGGTGTTAAATTCTTAACTAATAATTGTTTCCTAAAAGCTGATGAGTTACCAAACGATAAAAAACTTTCAGACATATTGTTTTATTTTATAAATAGGGGTTTGGTATATTTTTTTTATTAGTTTTTTGATCCAACCATAGCACTTGGAGCGTTTGGATTCTCAACCGCTTTTTTCAAAATATCCTTACCTTCAGCTGTTTGAGTAAGATAGTTCACAATGTCATTTCTTACAGAGTTTAAATCCATGTTCTTAACATTGTCATTACCGTTGATTGTCATGTTTAAATTGACTTCTGATTTTGTTTCTATTTTTTGTGGTTGAGTATACGCTTCTTTAAATCTATTAGAAATATCTGTAAGTGTAGATGTCATGAATTCCTGTGAATTTTTTTCCATATTTGATTCAAAATCAAATAGAGCTTGCATTACATTTTTGTTCGCATTATTTTGTTTCTCTTTATCTCCCGTTATTCCACCAACTATATAGTCTTCAACCGGTTGTGCTAACGACGTATAAGTTTCTTTAACCCCTTTTGTTGTTGATTGGTTCGCTAAGTTTTTTGTTAGATCCACCTTAACACCCATTATAGTTGTATATAATTTCTCTAAAGGTTCAGATGTTGCCTTACCCATTTCAACACCTTTAATGAAACCTGCAGTATTTGATTCAATTTTTTGACTCACACTAAGTTGTTCTCTTTGAACTTGTTCTATAGTCATACTGTCTTCTTCCTGAGTTTTTTTCAAACTCTCAATGTCAGACGCCGTAAGTTGATCTACTTGTGTCAATTTAACCTCACCCGTTTGTTCATTCTTAACATTAATAACTGCTTTACCGTCTTTCAACTGAGCCATTCCGGCAATCATTTCTTTTGTTTCTTGATCAGTCGCAAGTGAAGGGAATTCTATTTGTTTCATCTTCATATCGAAGTCTGCCGCTTTAATTGACATTGAAGCAAATTCTTCAGTGGTCATTCCAACGGCATCTGCAACTTCCCTCATTCGTCTTTTAGCTCCAGGTAGAATTTCCATTTTTCCTGTTGTTTCGTTAAATCTAGTAAATTCTTTACCTAAGCTAACCATTTCTTTTTGTAACGCCTCTGGATCATTTTGTGCCATATCCATAGCTCTTAATGGATCTAAAAGACCACTACTTGTAACACCTAATCTCTGTAACGCCGCAGACATATCGATCGCCTTATCGGGATCCATTAACTTATCAGCCTGTTCAAAAACTCTTTCCATAGTGATCCCCAATCTCTCAGATGTAACTGCCATTTTGGCTAAACCTTTAACACCATTATCAAAATTATAAAGGTTCATTTTAGACAGGTTAGATGTGACTTTATCCGATACACCAGAAACGGATACACCGGCAGCCCTTGCAATATCAGTCACTTCTTTCATTCGATTACCAACATCGTATATTGATACCCCAACATCTCTAAAATTAGTTGCCAATTTACCAATTGGTACCTCACTCACTTTTGCGGCAGCGGAAACTTCTTTAACTGCTTCAACACCTAAAGTTGCCGAACTACCCATACTTTTCATGAGTTCAGTTATGTTTTTTATAACTTCATTTTCCGCAATACCCATTTTGATTAATTCAGGTGTTGTGTCCGCTATAGTCTGTTTGTATTCGTCAATTTTACCTTTAGTGGTACCAAAAGCTTGTTGTATTGTGGTCGCACTTTCATCTAATTCTTGGAATGCCGACAAATCAAATGGGTTAAAGGCATTTTTCGATTGTTTAAAAACACTTTCAAGTGAGTTGCTAAAATTTTGCACACTAAGATCCCACGCACCTAAACCTGTTGCCGCACTGTTCGTTGCGGTGTTGGTTGTGGATTCCATTTTTTTTGCAGCGGCCGAGGCTTCTTCTTGTTTTTTAATAATATTCTCTAGTTGAGATATTTTTGCTTTATATTCAGATTCTGTCATTAAACCTTTTATTTGATAAATATTTAATTATTGGTTTTGGTTTCCTCTATATGTTTTTGGATTAAATATTTACGGACGTAAGTTGGCATATTCATAAACTCAGAGTATTGAGTTTTGAATAGTCTAGAGAAATAATAAAACTCGTCTAATAAAACGGTTTTATACTGATAAGAAAGGCCGAAAAAATTCCACCCCAAAAGTGATATCTACTACCACTTTTTCTCCTGACGGGGCTATAACTTCTTTTGATAGATCTAATCTTGGTTCGTTGTCAATTAAAAATCTTCTAATATGTTTAGAATCCGCAATAGGCATTTGTTCCACAAACATACTAATTTTACTCTTGTCGTTATCACCATCAATTGATACAATATTTTTTACCAATCTAGTTGTTATACTTGGTGCCGTTCTTTCTGAGGGATATGATTTTACAATTCTGTCAACCTCTATTTTGTCATTTATATTCAATAACTTTAAAAGAACTTTCTTTTTTGATACAGGAAGTGTTGTTTCAAAATACCCGTCCTCATTTGGTTCGACTTCTGTTTTTTTGTAGTTTAATTCATCAAGTAAAATACTCGATGTAAATCTTTCTTCGGTGATTGGATCTGTTGATGTCACTCGATATTCAGGTCCAAATGAAGTATTTCGTAAGAATAATAGGATCGCCTCAACATCACCATCTAAAAGTTCTTCAGGTCTAAGATCTCTTTCGTAAATTTTGTTTCTTAATAAAGGTAATATAATACCCTCATTTATATTTTTCCTAAAATCAACCTCAGCTAAAATATTTTCGTCAGCGGCGGTTAAGTAACCAACTTTAATTGATTTCTTTTTTGATTTGTAAAACTTACCTTGTGTTGGTAATTGGATTACGTCGTGAGGTAAATTAAACCCCTCTTGTCCTGCAGCATATATATCTTGTTCCATAAACTATCTTTTATTATTAAAAATAAAAAAAGACCGTAACTAGTAAAGTATACGGTCTTATATAATATGTATGCGATATTTCTTAGTAAACCAAAATACAACGATCCATTCTCATGTTCGCAGATATTTTAGCAATACCATCACTTGAATAAGATAATGATCCACCGTCATATCCTGTCAAGAATGTACCTTCTAAAATCCATTTCTCAACAACAACACCTGTTGGGTCTAACATCTCAAGGTCAACATTCTTTTTGTAACCCGCAGCATAACCCATACGTCCTGTTACTGACTCAGCACATAAACGAATCCATTCCATTACCGCTTGAGACGCTGAAGGTCCGATTGGGTCACGGAAAGTAACCGGAAGTTCTTGCCATGTAAATCTACCAGCAACATATGTTGAAGTATTTAAGAATTGAATTTCTGTTGAACCGATTTGTAGTTTTGGTCTAGAAGTCGTCTCAACGTACCACTCATTAATACCAAGTGATGATGGAAATCTTAAAATCCATCGGTTTTCCCTTTTCGGTTCGTAAGGGATCGGCATTTTCATTAACAAATCAGCCATATCTTATTTTTTTACTTTTTTCTTTTATTTTTATTATAAATAGTGTGAAATAAAAAATTTTCTATTTACTTCAAATATTTTTCAAGTTATACATTTACTAGACCTAGTTATTAATTAATAAATAAATTATTTCTAGTTTCTAGTTTATATCTAGTTTATTTCTAGTTTTTAATTAATATTTAGTTTTTTTGCCTCCTCCAGTATGATAAATATCTAGTCCGGATTCATCATCAAAGTGTTTCTTCATTGCTTGAACATTCCTTAAGTCGTCATCTGAAAAACCTACATAAGGTGTAAAACGATTACTTATTTTATTTTTCATGAACGCTTTTTCTTGTAAAGTACTAGATAGATTTTGAACATATGTCATAAATTCTTTCATAGCTTTTACTTTAAGTTCTTCCGGACTTGAGGCGGAACCTTCACCAAAACTTACAGGGTGATATTTGTTCATATCTAAATAAGATCTAACTAATTCGTCATCTGAAAGATCTTCTTCATCAGCAAGTTCTCTGTATTTTCTTAAATTTTTAACCAGTTCTTGTTCACTTAATCCGTGTTTATTTTTTTTGATCAAGTTATATACCGCATTTTTAAGTACCGAAGGTGTGTGTCCTCTTGCCGTGATGATTGCAAAAACTGAACCATTATTAACCGCCTCAACAAAATCATTCCACGCCGGTCCTGTAGGTGCTTTCATCGCATCTCTTAAGAAACCTTTATCTCCGGGTACGTTGAAATCTCTAAAAGCGTTGTCATCATAACCTACAATAGTACGACCTTCATACTCAAAAGGTTTATTACCAATCTCAGTTCTGTATTCCGCAAAATCTTCTGTAGACATCCCAACAACCTCATCATTATCATCTTTAAGATAAATCTTTGTTGGCATATACATAAGGTTATCGTCCCAATCAAACGCATAATACTTCATCGTTGGTTTCATCTGATCGTGAATGATCTCTGAAATAATCTGTTTAACAATTTTTTTGTAATTCATATAAATAAATATCTCTTTAAATAAAAAAGGGGAAACTTTCGTTCCCCCTTTTC